CAACTTGAAACCGCCGCAACCAGAAGGCGGATCAAGGAAAGATTCATTTTGCGCTCGAATGGGCGGCATGAAAAAGAAATTGACATCCGCAAAAACAGCGAACGACCCGAACTCTAGGATCAACAAGAGCCTTAGAGCGTGGAACTGCGCTGAGGGCGGATATATTAAAGCAGCAGACGGCATAGCCCAACGCGGCAAAACACGCGGAAAGATTTGCTAATGGACGCACATTTGATTTGGTCAGCAGTTTTATCCATAGTGATGGGAGTCTTTGGCTTTTTCATGCGGGAAAAGCTCAACCAAGTAAAAGACATGGGCGAAGACATTAAACGTGTCGAACGCCTTTTAAACGCTACCCGTGAGGAGGTAGCCCGTGATTACGTTACTCAAGCAGAAATTCAAAGAATTACAGACCACATTGATCAACGCTTCAATCGCCTTGAAGCAAAGATTGACCAGCTTATTCAAGCGGGGCGATAAAGGTTAAGGCATGCCAATTCCAAGTTTTGCAAATTTATTTGCGCCAAGCACGGAAACAATGCGGGGGATTTCCGCTCGTACTGGCTTTAATTTGCCCGATTTACCTTATAGCGGCATTATGAGTTTACTCACGGGCGGTCCAGTTGGTCTTGCTGCTCAATATGCCGCTAACAACCTTATCCCTAAACTAATTAACTCTGTTGACACAGAAGTTGGTAACGTAGTAAATACACAAGATAATGCAGCAACTACGTATGCTTTAGACAAGATACTCGGCAAGCTGCCAGAAGGCAAAGTTAATTGGGATGACTATATAGGATTTGAACCAGTTGGTTGGGATACCAATCAGAGCAATGAACCAGTAACGCCAGAGTTAGATTTTGAAAGCGCGCTTGCTGCATACCGAAATATGCTTGACGATAATTCAGCAATTCCTGCAATGGATGCTGGTGGTTTTGATTACGGGATGCCTTCAATGGATTTTCAAGCAGAAGCGCCTACGTTTGATTACAGCGCTTTTGAGTACCGCAACGGAGGTAAAGTCTAATGCCGTCAACCAGTAAAAAACAACACAATTTCATGGAAGCGGTGGCTAACAATCCAGCGTTCGCCAAGAAAGTAGGCGTTCCACAATCCGTGGGCAAAGATTTCTCAACTGCGGACAAGGGCCGCAAATTTTCAAAAGGTGGTGATACTATGGCTTCAAAAATGAACCCCGGTTTTATGGCAATGATAGCTAAGAAAAAAGCTGGAGCTAAAGCAGCCATGCCAACTAAAAAAGGTGGCACTGCTAAAAAAATGGCTGGAGGTGGTTTAGGTTCTAGTCACAAAGCTGCTGATGGAATTGCATCTAAAGGCAAGACCAAAGCTAAGCAGATCAAAATGGCTGGTGGCGGATATTGTTAAGGAGTTAACCATGAAAAAAGTAAAACGTTACGACATCGGTGGAGAAGTAGATGCTTTAGAGGCAGCTAACAAGTCTGAAGAAGCAATGGATATTGCGGATTCTATAAGCCGTGGGGCTCCTGGCACTTCCGAAACGGTAAAAGCCAAACCTAAAGTTATGTCTAAAGCTATGCCCAAGGCCGCCGCTAAAGCCGAATTTGCGCCTGCCCCTAAAGCTGCTCCCGCTGATGAGACCAAAATGTCTTTGGCAGAGCGCATGAAGATGAGCCGTGAACGCGCTAGATCAGGTAGTGGTTCGACTGATACCCGTTCTGTTGGTGAGCGTTTACGCGATGCCTTGGGCGCTGGTAAAAATCGTGGTGGAAACACTGTTGATTTTGGTGGTTCTGGCATGGGCATGAAAAAAGGCGGCAAAGTAAGTTCAGCTTCTAGCCGTGCTGACGGTATTGCTCAACGCGGCAAAACTAAAGGCACCATGGTTATGTGTGGTGGCGGGATGTACAAAAAATGATGGCCAGTCGCGGTATGGGGGATATCAACCCCTCAAAGATGCCTAGCGGTAAGCGCAAAGCTCGCCGCGACGATACTGACTTCACTCAGTATGCAGAGGGTGGAACAGTAAACGCTGCTGGTAACTACACTAAACCTAGTCTGCGCAAGCGGATTGTGTCGCAGGTAAAAGCCGCAGCAACGCAAGGTACCGGTGCAGGACAGTGGTCGGCCCGCAAAGCTCAGTTAGTTGCCAAAAAATATAAGGCGGCTGGCGGAGGTTACAGAGATTGAAAGCGCCGCAACAGTCCTTAAAAAACTGGGGCGACCAGAAATGGAGAACCAAGAGTGGAAAACCGTCTAGTAAAACAGGTGAGCGATACCTTCCAGAAGCTGCGATTAAAAGTCTCAGCCCTGCTGAGTACGCTGCTACAACTCGTGCGAAGCGTGCTGGCAAAAAAGCCGGGAATCAATTCGTAGCGCAGCCTAAAACCATAGCCAAAAAAACAGCGGGGTTCAGATGACTATAGCAAGCCACATTCAAAAACAACTTGAGATCAGTGAGCAACTGTTTGAGATGATGCGCCGCGATCACAAAGAACGTATAGGCCAAGTGTTAGTCTGGGCAGATATGAACGAAAGTTTGATCCACAAATTGGACGAACGTGATAAAGAGATTGAGCGCCTTAAAGGGCTTCTAAAAGCGTACGAAACTGCGGAAAAACTTTAAAAATCATGGCATACACGACCGGTACAACAGGTTTTAACTTAGAGTTCACCGAACTTGCGGAGGAAGCGTGGGAGCGTGCCGGTCGTGAGATGCGTTCTGGTTATGACTTGCGTACTGCTCGTCGTTCCATGAACCTGATGACTATTGAGTGGGCCAATCGTGGCTTGAATATGTGGACGATCGAAGAAGGGTCTTTCACTCTCACACCCGGCCAGAATACCTACGCACTCCCCAACGATACTGTTGACTTGCTCGACCATGTAATTCGTACGGGCGGTAACAGCGCATCGACTCAAGCGGACTTGAATATCACGCGTATTAGTGTTTCTACCTACGCAACAATACCTAACAAACTGCAACAGGCACGCCCAATCCAAGTGTGGATTCAGCGGTTATCTGGTGAAACAAACCCAACAACAGCAACTTTATCTACTAGCATAAGTGCAACAGCCACCTCGATTACTCTGAGTTCTGTGGTTGACTTGGCTGCTGCTGGGTTTATCAAACTGGACAATGAGATCATTAACTACACCTACATTTCTGGCAATACGCTAGGTGGGGTGTTCCGTGGACAGGCAAACACAACTGCTGCATCACATACTAGTACAACTGCTGTTTATGTTCCCCAACTACCAGCCGTGACTGTTTGGCCAACTCCAGATAACACAGCAACCTATCAATTTGTTTACTGGCGTATGCGCCGTATTCAAGACGCTGGCAATGGTATTCAAGTGGGAGACATGAATTTCCGCTTCTTGCCTGCTGTAGCAGCGGGGTTGGCCTACTACATTGCCATGAAAACCCCAGAGTTAATGCCCCGCATTGACATGCTCAAACAGGTCTACGACGAGCAATTTAACTTAGCCGCTGGTGAAGATCACGAGAAAGCCGCACTGCGGTTCGTGCCACGCCAGCAGTTTATTGGTGGTGGTACTGCGTAATGGGAAATCGCTTCGCTTCTGGCAAGTTCAGTATCGCGGAGTGCGATCGCTGTGGTCAGCAGTACAAGTTAAAACGGCTCAAAACTGAGATAATTAAGACTAAACAGTATGATTTGAAGGTATGCCCAGAGTGTTGGGATCCTGACCATCCGCAACTGTTGTTGGGTATGTACCCAGTGGATGATCCTCAAGGCGTACGTAGTCCTCGTAGAGATACAACGTATATAACTTCGGGCACTAACGCAACGGGCAATCCGTCCGGTGGCTCGCGGGATATTCAATGGGGCTGGAGTCCAGTTGGAGGCGCTAGTTTTTTTGATGCGGTGTTGACTCCAAACTACTTGGTGGCAACAACATTTGTTGGTACAGTAACGGTAAGTTAAAGGAGTCTGAAATGGACAAGATGGATTTAGCACAAGACAAGAAAATGATTAAGTCTGCTGTGGGCAAACATGAGAAAAACATGCACCCTGGCAAGACACCTACTAAACTGGCAAAAGGCGGAAAAACCAACGCCAACATGAAGACTATGGGTCGTGGTATGGCTAAAGTTGCCAACCAGAAGAAGTCTTCATTTACATACAAGCGTGGAGGCTAATATGGCTACATTTAGCAAAAAGGTTATGGGCAAGGAAGTTGGCGATGC